GCTCAAGCGTTAAAGTCCATTCTTTCAATCCTGCTACTCTGGATCTTGAAGTGTCACCAAAGGCAGTATCCTCAAGAAGTTCTGTACTGTAATCAATAGTCGCACTTGTAAAGTGTGAGCTGTAATCAATTGTCGCTAGTTCTACGTAACAATCTGTCAAAGCTAAAGTTGCCATTTTTTCCCCTTATTTAAACAATTCCAAAAACACAAACAACATTAAAAGAGGGAGTCGTACCCCCGATATTTAAACGAAAACGCCAATAATCATCAGTCACAGCACCATCAACACTCAAAATCTGAGAAGTCACGCCAGTTGCCTGTGTGAACGTGATTTGATCTGTGGTGCTGGAAAATCCTGAGTTATCATCACTTTGCACGATAACATCAAGAGTCGGACTTGTACCACTTACAGAAAGAACATGAATAGCCGCGTACAAAGTTTGTCCTGCTGATAACGCACCAAGCTGAAAGCCTGTGCTATCCACACTCACTGAAGCAGTATTATTATACTCAACTTGACCCCTAACGAGGGGACTTGTTGATTCTCCAGTCACTGAAAAACCGAAAAGTTCACCGATTGAACCACTCGGAGAGTACATACCAGTCAAACAGTCAAAAAAGTAAGCCAAACTGCCTACAGTCGTCGCCACTGGTGCAATTGTAACAGGCCATCTGGAGCCGTGAATATTATTGTACATTATGTCATCAATTCCACCGTTTGCAGGATCAAAATATCCCTCACCTGCAAGAGTCGTGTTTTTAAGTCCTGCAATTCTTGTCCGTGAGTCATCACATAGAGTCGTATCATCTAAAATGTCTGCACTGTGATCCAAAGATACAGCGTTAAAATCACCGCAAACTGAATACGGACCAAACCAGAACCCTATTCCCGATCCGCCTACTATTTGAGTTGCCATTTTATCCCCTAAACACTAATTAAAAACCTAAAATCAAGAGCAGAAGCCCTCAATTGAAGCTGATCACTGTACAAATCATTTTGATTCACAAGAAAGACATCTTGAACACCGTTTCCTGAATCTCTCCATCTCTCAAGAGCACCTTTTAACTGCGCTTCGACTGCTTTCACTGAGCTTGTGGTTTCACCCCAAACTGTAATTTGAAAAAGCCTCTCAGCAGTACCTGAGTTTGAAGAAAAAGCCGGATATTCAAATCCTGAAACAGTCTCATACACTACCGCAGGAAAAGTGGTGTTCTGTGGCAATGGCAAAGGATAGATTCTTGTACTGACCAAAGCAGTCAAGCCAGAATACGCCTTTAATCGAGCTGTTAAAACTTCCTCGATAGCCATTACTTCCTAACTTTCATCTTATCAATAAAACGAAAAAGCCCTTTCTTCGTTTCATCTTTTACTTTTTCAATAACTTTTATCTGGTTAGATTCGATTGCAGGACGCAAAAAAGGCATTCCAGGATGCCCTGGGTGCTCAAAAGTGTTAAATCGAACATCACCGCCAATATCTAACTTTTTTCTTGGCTTCTGCGCGCCTTTTGTTTGATTGATTAGGTGCCTTTTAACGCCAAACTCAATCAGATGAGAAATTGGATCTGAAGTAGCAACAGAGACAGAAACAAAGTCTCCTCTTGGCTTGCTTCTCTTAACAAAAATGCTTTTTCTGAGTTGTCCTGTGTCTGTTGGGACTCTACTCATAGCGTCTTTTTTGACAATCTGAGCACTCTTTGAAATTGATCCACGCATTACATTGATAGCATTCTTGCCACCAATGCTCTCAAGCATTTTTGAAAGTTCCTTGCCACCTTTGAAATCAAACTTTGCACTCATCAGATATTGTCCTCTGTGCAAAGTAAAATCAGATATTTGTTGATCTGCCTGTGATTCAAAATGCTCTCAATGTTGTAATATCTGTTTTTAAAACAGACTCTCATTTTTCCTGTGATACCTTCTTGATACCTTAAAGTTATCTTGTGGGAAATCTGCAAATTTCTTTGATCAGCTGTGAAGTTCTCACGACCCGTGACAGGTTCAATTGAGCAATAGACAGACTTGTGCAATTCCCAGGAATTTTCTTCCTCTCCGAAAGAGTTTACTGTACCTGTGAGTTTCTCAATTCTTGCCCTATGTCTCAATCTTCCTGATATCATTCGTGCCTGTCCCAGTTTCTAAAAGGTGAAAGCAAAGATTCAAAAGTAAAAGGAACATGATTTTGAGCCATTGGTGACGTTCTTTCTCTGTTTTCATAGAGATGAGCAAGCATTATCATAGTTGCATACTTGATACCTTCTGGCACATCTGATGCACTTCCATATCCTGCAACATAAATGATTTCTACAGGGCTAAAAGTATCGGAATATGCTATTGCTGAAGGCCATGATTCACCCTGTGCAGGTTGAATTCTAGCAGGTTCACTATCAGAATCGAGTTGATAAAGTGAACTATTCAAAGTCTGTTGTACATTCTCAGTGTCATAGTATTTTATGCTTGTGATGCTTTGCACTGGAGAATAAGGCAATTCAATCGCCCAGTCTCTAAAATATGGAAGTTTCATCTTCCAACTTTGAGTTATTAAAGCCCTGCCAAGGTATTGCTCAACGTGCTTTCTTGCCGCTTTTATTAACAGGTTGATTTCTGGATCGACTGTTGTGTTTGACGTAGGAGCTGATGCACCAAGCGATCCATCGGCGATGTTATCAGTGTAACTAGTTGTCGTGTTATTTAAGATTGTAGCAAGTAGCTTGTAAGTGCTACCGCCACCCTCAGTTCTGTAAATCTTGCGAGAAGTTACCGCAGAGCCGCCAACAGGAATATCTGTTATGGACACTTGGCCGTCTGAAGAATTATCAGACACTGTAACATTGTCTGAAGCAGTACCGCCTTCTGTTTCACCGTCAGAAGTAACAAAAGTAACTTTGTAGCTATAAACAGCGTTATCAAGATTACCTGCACCGCCACCAGCAAGCGCAACAGTAGGAGCAGTTGGTGCTGGCTCTCCGTCCGAGTCATCAAGTCTCAAATGTCGCTTTGCCTCTGCAATTGTAATCGGCTCAGTGCTTGGCTCAGTGTAAATATTTAACGAGTCAAAAAAGATCATTTCTTACCTGATACGTGCTTGCCTTTTGCTTTTCTCTTTGGCTTTGCTTCCGCTGTTTCAATCTCTGGCTCAACAACAGCAGTTTCAAAAACAATTTTTTTCTCTTCTTTTACAGCCTCTGCCGCTCCAGCTTCTATCATTGGCATTGCCTTTTCAGAACTTAATTCAAAAACTGCACCTGGCTTGAAAGATCCAAAAGACCCACAAACTTGCCTCAATGCTTTTACTTTCATGATTTACCCTTAATAATGGGGAGAGGTTTTACCCCCTCCCCGATAGATTTAAGAACCTAAAATGCCTGCACCCTGCAAGGCATCAATGATGTCATTGATAGCACTTCGGGCTTCAGCGTCGATAGTCGCTCCACCTGTGGGATCAGAGATTGCAGAAGCTTGTACTCCGTTAGCGGTGATAGTACCGCCATTGATTCTAACTTCGCCTCCAATTTCCCAGATGTCACCTTCCTGGTGCTTGAAATTGTCAGTTGAATTACTAGCCATTTCAAGCCCCCTTAACTACCAACAACAGTTGTGCCACCACGAATACTCGCATGAGGAGTGATAGGACACTCTCTTGCTTTGTAGCGAATTGCAATCATGTTTCCATAAGCAATGTTAGCAGTCGCAGAAGTCACAACACCTTGAACGTAACGCTCTTGTGGCTTGTAAACATCTACAATAAGCAAAAGATTATTCAAATCATCATTTGTTGAGCACGTTGCAGTTGCACTTGCACCACTGATAGCAGTCATTCCAGTGTCACTGTCAGCAGAGTTTTCCTCTACTGTCAAAGTAGCAACACCAGTGGAAGCAGAGTCGGTGATAGGCACGATGAAAACCACACCCTCGAATCCCTGCATATCTAAACGATCAGAGTTACTATCAATGCTAGAACCAGCTGATACAGGAGCCAAGCACTCTAAAATATCTACATTCTTTGAAATATTCATTTTCTCATCTCCTCAGATTATGCCAAAGTCAATCGGCTGAAAGCCTCTTCAAGTACAGGCATTCCGTCAGTCTCAGCTCTAATAATCAAACCAACCTGATTAGTTTCAGCATAAAGCTCACGAAGAACCTGAATTCTGAAACCAAGAGCATCAGCGATCCAATAACCAGCGTTAAAATCACCGTAAAGCCCGACATACTGACCAGTTGTGAAAGTATTCGGTGCATACTCAGACATCATTACTGGAGAACCCAAAAGCAAATCAGGCTCACCTACTTGGTTTGATGGTTGCCACAAATATTGTCCATTGCCATCC